GAAGGAGGATAATGACTAATATATTATTGGTTCGTGCGCGATGCAGTTGGCTTGTTTTGTTTCTCCTGCTTGCAGGGGGCAATTGGAACAATGCGCTTAATGCAGGTCCCAGTTATCGGAATGCGAATAATACGCCTTCGAATTCCAATCGGAATAATGCCACCCGCCTCGAGCTCAGGTCCCTCTTGGGCAGCCTTGAACAGCGCACAAACCAGAATCTGGAGTATATCTGGGTCAAATACACAACCAATCCGCAGATGGGTGCTAGTATCTCGTCTAGAGTAGACCGCTCCCATCTGTTGGTAGGGCTTCTGGTGGGATTATGAAACGTATGGGGAACCTTTTTTCGACAATTGTATCAATGGATAACCTTAGACTAGCCCATCAAAACGCGCGTAAAGGTAAGACACATTATAGAGCCGTGAAGATGGTTGATAGCGACCCTGAAATGTATCTCCGTAAGTTGCAGGACTCACTAATTAATAAAACGTTCACTACCGCACCATATCGCACGAAAACGATATATGAACCAAAACAGAGAGTCATCTACAAACTGCCCTATTATCCTGACAGAATCGTACACCATGCGATAATGCAAGTCATGCAGCCGATATGGGATAAGAAGTTTATTTATGATCTGTATTCCGCTATTCCTGGGAAGGGGTTACATGCGGGGTCATATCGGTTAAGGGAGTTTATGAAAGATACAAATAATACCTTATACTGTTTGAAATTTGACATCACAAAGTATTATCCCTCGATTGTTCCGGAAAAACTATATGAGATAGTTAAGGCCACTGTAAAGGACCAGGATGTACTATGGGTATTGAAAGATATCATATTCAGCAACGCGGGCGGCGGCGTCCCGATTGGAAACTATCTCAGTCAATATTTCAGTAACCTGTATTTATCCCCGTTTGATCATTGGATTAAAGAGGTGTTGGGAATGAAGTATTATATCCGATATTGTGATGATGGTGTAATCCTGCATGGTGATATTGAGAGATTGAAATATATCAGAACTGAAATCTCTGAATATCTGAAACCGCTTGGGTTGACATTGAATCAAAAAACAAGCATCTTTCCAGTTGATAAGTGTGGTATTGACTTCCTTGGGTATCGGTGTTTTCGAACACATACGATACTACGGAAATCATCAAGTCGTAGATTCAAGAAGAAGATTCATGAAATCGAGAAGAACTATAAAATCATGGGTCCTGACGCTGTGTTAGGGTCTATTGGAGCATATTATGGATGGCTGAAACACTGTAACGCTTATAATCTCGCAAGGGTATATCTTTATGAAAACCCGTTGCTTAGAACTGCTGTTGAACACGCATCAGAATCAAAACAGGTATCATGTCCAAATTGGTTTATTCACTTGAAAATCCCGACGTCGTAAAAGTCGATGTTGTCAAAAACGGATCTGTCCGATTACTCTGTCGGTGGGATATCCACACAGTTGAAATCGAAATAGATGGGGAATCGCACACAGAATACGCATATCAGGAAGAGGTCATCTGGTGGGCGTTACCACTCCATGAATACGTTGAGCGTGTTGATGGAAGGCAGGGTCTTACAGTTGCGGGTCTTGCTTACATTGCTAATCAGTCTGATGCCATCTTAGGGTGGGCTATGGCAGCTGGAGTATAATGTACCGGTATTCCCTTACCGGATTTGACACTCTGGGTGTTCTTCAATCGCGCATAGGGGAAATTGATTGTGATGAGGCTACTGCATCGTGTGTTCGAACCGTTTCATTAGTAGACCGACCTGTGGGTGTTACCGTAGCGTCAGGTATCGCCGGTGCATTGTCATACATGATTGCTCCCCCATCCTATCTTGTTCCGTCGTTCCGTCGCTTTGGAATATCCCGGTTCTCAACGCTGGGTACATTACAATCATGCACGGGTCAAGTTAATGGTGACTCTGGCGCACTGGATGCCTATCGCGGCTCGTTAGTTGCGGCAGACCGCCCTGCATCCATTACCGGACCCGGCGGGTATATTGCGGGGAGATCGTATGCTGTCCCTGATGTATCTGGAGGGATATCAGTGGAGTTTGAGGAGGTCTACGATATATGACTGACATCCATTTCAAGCGGGGTTCTTCTCTGCCGGTGTATACAGTAAAACTGTATCGACCTGATGCTGAAACTCAGCCGTTACCATTGGCAGGAGCAACCGTCAGGCTATTAGCACGGTCCAAGTATTCGAGTGATATCATCATTGACCAAAACCTCGAGGTAATCGACGTCGAAACCGCAGAGTGTCAACTGACACGAACCACTGATGACTTCCCTGCGTGTGCCGAATGCAGAGCCGAGATTATCGTCACGTTCGGGAATGGGGATGTCCTAATCATGCCTGATACAGGATACTACACTCTGGTTATTGAGGATTCGTTGATATAATATGCCTATCGACATCAGCATACAGCAGGCGGGTACATGGCCCCTGTATCGTCTGACATTAACTAGAGGCAGTGATCCCCTCCCCTTAACGGGGGCTACCGCTGTTCTCATCGCAACGCACTCAAAGTATTCCGGATGGGTCATTCATAAAGACCTGACGGTAGAGAATCCAGCTATGGGAACGCTCTTGTGCGATTTCACCGCCACGGATACCGTTCATCCCGGCACATACAACATCAAATTAACGCTCGTTTGGGTTGGGGGTTCCTCGATAACACTCCCGTTATCTGGCTCGTATCAGATGGAAATTGGTCCAGCATTAGATGTTGAAGACCTCATCCCGGAACCGTTACGGGTATACTCCAACACCGCGGGATTATTATCTCTGGTTGCCATAATTGACGTCTATGACGCAATCGAGTGGGGGCGAAAATGGAGGACACCGGGAGATTGGCAGGTTGTCGTGTCCCGGTATGCCACAGGAGCCAATGAAATCAAAGAGGGGCGGTTCATATTTCTGACTAGGGCTGGTAAGGCGCTTATCGGACGTATAGAATCGATTGATGGGCAAATGACTGATGAGGGGGTCATATCTGAGAAATGGACTGTTCATGGGAGATGCTCAGGGATTATCCTGGCAGACAGGATATGCCTCGCGGGAACGTCGTCAGGTACAGGATATGATACTCAGACTGCTATTGTCGGCGAAACAGCTATGCGGCATTATGTCGATGGGAACGCAGTGTCCCCCACTGATACTAATAGGACAATCCCCAATCTGGTTCTGGAAGCAACAGATCAGACGCGGGGGTTGTCTGTTACGGTATCTGCCCGGTTTGAACCAGTCCCGGATATCTTGGAGTCTATAGCTCTTCAATCGAGACTTGGATGGGATATATCCTATGATTTCACCGCAGATGAGTTTGTATTCAACGTCCTTGAAGGGTCTGACCGGTCAGGTAGTGTGCTGTTATCACCCCGTATTGGCAACTGCCTGATATCAGGATATAAGGCAAGCATCTCCGACACCCCGTCGGTAGTCATTGTTGGCGGGCAGGGGGAGGATGCATCGAGGACCTTGGTAGAGGTTGGGACTTCAACAGGGTGGGATAGAAGGGAAGGGTTTGAGGATGCAAGTAATCTCGATACAACGGCCGCATTGACAGCGCGTGGAGAGGAGATTATAACTGCTATTGGTGATACAACTGTACTGGAAGTCCAGTATGTGCCAACCCCCACTTACCGATACGGTATTGATTTTGATTTGGGCGATATTGTATCAGCCGAATACCCCGATATATGCACCATACAAGCACGTATCATCGCGGTGACAGAACAGTACCCCAGTGGGAATATCATCATCACGCTGGGAAAAGAATGGCCGGACCTGGTATCAGTAATCCGGAACATGCGGAAACAACCCGCAGGAACACGTAAATGACATTGAACTACGGAATATTTGATTCGGCTGACCCTCTGTCCCCAGACAGGACATACACGGCGGCACTCTTGAGTAGAATTGTGAGCAAATACCTAGACAACGGTATCATTACCGGAGACCTTAATGAGATGACAGTTACAGTGTCAGATCCCCCCGGAATGAGTATCATTGTAGCTACTGGCACTGCAATGGTGCAGGGCCGTTTCTGTGAGAATGACGCGGCGTTGACGATGACCATTTCCACCGCGCATTCCACCTATGCGAGAATCGACCGTGTGGTCGTTCGGTTATCCGCGGTATCTGGAAGGACTATCGATATTGTAGTTATTGCAGGGACCCCTGCTGCATCCCCAGTTGCCCCCGCGCTGACACAGACCTCCGGGATATGGGAGATTCCTCTGGCTCAGATTGCGGTTGGTGCTGGCGTGACGTCAATACTGACCGCAAACATCACCGACCAGCGGGTTTTCCCTGACATGACCAACCTGTTCCGGGCTGCTGTCGAGATGCAGGGTGATTTGGATGTTGGTGGGGATGTGTCGGTCGCTGGTGATATGCATGTTACAGGTGCGGCAACGTATGGGGGATCTGTCGCATTCGCTGGGTCTGCCGCATTTAGCGGGGGAGTTATCGCGAACTTAACGGGAAATGTAACTGGCAAGATTAATTCCAAATATAAAATATCTACAGTATCTAATGGATTATCGCTGGGGGTTATAATGCCGGCAGTGTCGACGTCTGCTGCAGAAAGCACATCCCCACTCGTAACTACAATCATTGATGGGTTACAAGCATTACTAGCCGCAAAAACGGCAATTAATCCGGCGCACAGCATTATCAACAATTTAGGATGCACATACCCCGCTAATATAACCGTATCATATGGTACAAATAATACTACCGCCGGGATAACCGTTACGGCAACGGATATCAATAACGCGGTTGTTGGTACTTGGTCGGTGGGATATGATTATGGTGAAGGTGGTGCTGCATCTGGTAGCGTCATTTGCGGGTTACCCTCAACTACAAACAAGGTTGTTGCATCTGTTGGCGCCCAGTATAAATGTGTGAAAAGTTGCTCTATGTCGGCACAATATGCCACATTCAGTTAATTATATCCCAACTTCTTTATTTTTAGAAGCCACGACAGAAACTCCACAAAAATAAGTGGATATTAGAATAAGATAATAAAACTAGCAGAGGGCTAATAGTGCCCTTGCCTCATAATCACGCAGTGCCCCGGAATCAGAGTCCAGGATAACATCCTGCGTGATACCGTTGATGTCTGCATCCGTCCGAGCCTGACGGATAGCTTCGGCATACTCAGTAAATCTCTGCTTCATTGTATACTAGATTATTGAACCGCAGATGTATATAATAGTATCTATGCAAATATATATATATACTGAAACAACCAATTATTTATTACCCAAAACTAAAAGGGTGAAAGAATGGAATTAAAAACATACAAATCAGAACTTAGAAAGGCATTTTCGGCTGAAAATAAGGCCCTCATCGAATCCCTCGTTAGCATGTCAAGAATCGATCATCAGATTGATGACGAAGCGCGTGAAGAAGTCCTGGATTACTGTATCGTGCTTTCCTATCAGAAGGTCACGATGAAAAAAGCCGCTAAAAAACCGCAATCCCGAAATCAAAAGCATAATCCTTAAATAGGCATAATGCGTAGTAAATATCATGCCGGGTTAGTCTGTTCCTGACGAATCCCGCTTGATATACCCTACATATTATGATGAACTGGTCATACTAACTGGCAAACTCGGCATTCACAAGCGCGTGTAGTTTAATTGGTTAAAACAATCCCTTTCCAAGGGATAGATGTGGGTTCAAAGCCTACCATGCGCATTCACCCTGCAAGGGGCGCACTCCACATCATACAGTGTGTATCACGTTACACCTCTCACCTCCGCACAGGAATAATGATGGTTCCTGAATCCTCATGTAGCTTAGTATGGTAAAGCGCTGGGTCGTAGGTTCGAATCCTACCATGAGGAGTTCCCCTTCTGGTGTTATCCCATTTCACCAGTTGGGGGTAATACTCATTCCCGTTCCGTATATCAGAAGTCAGTCTCGTTGAGGGTCTTGTCCCGGGGGTTATACCAATACGGAGCGGGACTCCAATCCAAATCCGTTGCATCCTTGGTTTATTACGGTTCAAATCCGTTCTGCAACATCCCCTGTGTCGGGTTATCCAATATCTTTCACACCTTTTGTTTCCCGGCACGGGGGTTTATTATCTTGGGAAATTACCAGAGAGGTCGAATGGGATGCGCCTAGGACGCATTACAAAGGCAACGTCACAGGTTCGAATCCTGTATTTCCCATTGCGCTGAGTTACTCTAGTGGCATGAGGTTTGTTTTGAAGACAACTCCCTAAACGGGTCAGGGGTTCAAATCCTCTACTCAGCGTTCGAGTGGTTACCAAAGAGGATAATGGGGTCGGCTCAAGACCGATTGTTAGTCATCACCGGTTCGAATCCGGTACCACTCACCTTTTGAGAGTATGTGCCGGAGCGGCCGAACGGGTGTGATTTAAAGTCATATGCGCAGGTTATCGCGGGTTCGAATCCCGTCATACTCATTTTAATGTTAGTGTCTTTTAGTAACTATTATATATAGTAAAGTACAATAATATAGTATACAAAAAACAAAAGGTGAAAAGAAGAATGGCAAACACAAAAAAATATAAGGAACTCGAAAAGAAACTCAGAACTCTTTGTGATGCTGGTGAGATTTGTGAAGTCATCAGAAGAGATACCCTCAGAAGTGAGGTAAGTACACTGATGACACTTGCGTCAAGAACCCTCGCACCAAACGAGTACTTCAAACTCTGTAGTTTCCTTTCAAACTATTAACTTCTCTTTTTCTCATAAGGCCCTCGGGATGCTTCCCAGGGCGTGAAGAAAAACAGGAGATGACTTGTCATGCTCCACGAGAAAACCATGAAGGAAACAGATGTATCCGGATTAAGACCCGGACAAGTGATCGATGCTGACGCGGTTCAGGCTGCGAACAACATGATCAGGAACAGACCTCTACGAGACATCATCATCGCCAAAGAGCAGGTGATTGTGAAATGAGCGACGACCTTTACGAACAGGCATACCAGATTCAATCTGAACTCAAGGACCTGGCAAAGATGATGAAGGAGAAAGAAGCCGAATTATCAGAACTCGTCAACGAAATCATAACGAATAAAATTCAGCCAATCGGATATGAACTCAGACCCTCCGTTACCCCAAGCCGTGTTGTGAACAAGGATTGGTTCAAGGTTTACGAACCAGAAATCTACGCGAAATGCGTTCATGTATCGCACCCGTCGGCAGTATCTATTATGGTCGCGATATGCGGCGATTACCGAACCTTCCAGAACATGATTAAGGAAGCCCAGCCTCAAATGTTTAATGAGAATGCGGTCCTTACTCTGTCCGATGTTGAGAAAGTGGTTGGGAAGGAAGAGATCGATGCAATAGAGCAGGAAGGCGGAATCACTCGGAGCGAGGTTAAATCATTCAAGGTTGTCCCTCTTCCAGAGTTCCAGAAAAACAAGAATCTGAAAAAGATGGAGGGAGAAGCATGAGTTCAGATACAATAGATGGAGGAGGCAGCATTGAGGCGGAGGAAATTTCCCGCCAGAAATGTCTCCCAGCTCCCTATCAGAAAGCGATACTTAAATGCGCCTCTTGTGCTATGAATCAGAAAGAATTCCGGGATATGACCTACGGGATATATCTTTTGGGAGAGTGTATGTCGAAAGAGTATACGAGTAAAAATTTTGGTCCCCTGATAAATGAGATGGTCACCGACCTTTGTAGGCATATCCCTGAGGACTGATAGAATGGCTTCACAAGCAGAAGACAAGAAGGCTGTGATTGATTTCCTCAATCAGGCTCTTGATTGCGTCAAACAAGCTGAACAACTGATAAAGACAGAACGGCTCATTAAATCACGGGTGTTTTACGGAACAATCGTTGCCGGTCTTGAAGGTTCGCTCTTTCACATCGAGCGCCTGAAATACTGGATTGAGTTTGAAAAAGAATGGCCAAAGAGAGGTAAGAAACAATGACTATGACATTTAGTGAAGCGAACCGGTCTAAATCATCCATTAGAATTGGGATTATGGGACCGACATTTTCAGGAAAAACCTATTCAGCTGTGTTATTGGCACGCGGGTTGGTTGGTGAGAAGGGCAGGATAGCTTTTGTAGATTGCGAAGGTGGCGAGGCTAACTTGTATGCGAACATAACTAAGTTCGATATCCTTACTCTGGAACCTCCATATACCCCCGAGAAGTTTATAGAGGCTATTGAATCAGCTCAGGCATCTGGGTATGATGCGATCATTCTGGACACTATCTCGCACGAATGGTCGGGAGAGGGGGGAATCCTAGATGACCAAGCGGCAATCGAGAACAAGGATTCAAAGCGTCGATGGAGTTGCTGGGGAGAACTCACCCCGCGTCACAACCGGTTCCTTAACACTATGATCCGGTCTCCCATCCACATCATAACCACAATGAGGATGAAGATGCAGTATGTTGTAGACACGGTAGACGGTCGGAACACCCCGAGAAAGATTGGACTCGGCCCGATTCAGCGGGATAATGTGGAGTATGAATTCTCTGTATTGCTTGAGATGGATGGGTCGCACACTGCAACTATCGTGAAGGACAAGACGCAGATACTAGGTGGTCTGGGTGATGTGTTCAGACCGACGATTGAAACCGGGAATGCGCTTCGGGTCTGGATTGAGGAGGGTATTGATGTCGTCAAGAAACAGACCCCGGTTGAACCAGTTCCAACGCAAACCCCAAAAACTATCTACGATGAGTCACAAATCAACGGGGTTAAAGAAGATTATGCGGCGTCTGGATGGAGCCTGAGCATCTTCGACCAGGCCAAGATATCAGACGGGTTGTATGATGGGGATCTAATCAAGGCAGATTGGAAAAAGAGAAAGGAAATGGATGATGCGAAACCGGTCCCAGTAAAGAAACCGGTTGTGAAGAGACAAGAGACTAAACCGGTGATTGCGGTTAAGAAACCAGAGATTAAACCTGAGGTTAAACCCGCCCCCGTTGAAACAAAACCAGAACCGAAACAGGAACCAAAACAAGGAGATGATGTAATCATGTGTGAAGAGTGCGGAGTAAAAATAACGCAAATGCAGAAAAACATGTCAATACTGTTCTGCAACGGTAAATCATACTGTGCAGAGTGCAGGAAAAAGTATCAGGCAGGAGAACAGATGAAGACTAGAGGGGGTGAGTAATATGGTAGATAATCCCGACGGGGTAATATACCGGTGCACCCGTAATACATGCACAGTTGCGATTGACGACATCCCTGCAATCTCGGACCAGGATGAGATCTTGCTGCCTATCTCGAAATTGCATTTCCCAGAGTGTGAGAGTTGTCCAGAGTTGAGAAACCATCTTGCCATACTCGAGACCGGTCCTAATTCATTAGAACCGATATCCCTCTGTGTATTTTATAGGCTCCATGGCTCCCATAGGAGCCTGGTCAAACGTGAGCTGGTCTGTCCCTGCAAACCATTGCCGCAACCAGAACCCGTTGCATCTCCGGACCCTAAAACAGTATCTCGTTCAGAACCAGTTAATGTCGTGTCGCAATCCCCGGTTGAGGATACTCCTGAGGTCATAAGTGCCCCCGCAGCAATTCCGGGCAATGTTTGGACTGATGAAGAGGTAGATACAATCAAGGTGTGCGGAACTGCTGAGGATGCATGCGTCCGGTATGCGGATACCCATCCGGGTCAGCGTAATAGCAACGCCGTGACCCAAAAGTGGATGAAGATTCAGAGAAGAGGGGGACTACTCCAGATTGGGAAGAACTGTGTGATATCCGATACTGCGTCTGTAAACGCGGGTAAAACGGCTAAGGTCATTTCGTTTTGCGAAGGGAAACATGTCGCAAACGTCGAGGTTATAGGTGAGGCTCTATCAACATATCAGTATGATGTGCACCAGCTCACCGGGGCGACATTATGACCACCCCACCTATCATTTTTGAAAATGAAATAATTGACGAGCTCAGATGCCATGTGGATATGGTTATCTATGAGTATACCCGGGAGATTGACGAGTTGACCAACAAGCTCAAAGAGGTATCCGAATATGCTTCTCGAGTAGATGAGATGGAAGCAGAGCACGCAAAGTGTATCTCAGAGTTACAACGCGAGAAGAATAACTTCTATCGGAGTACGATTGATGAGATTACCAGCCGGTTTCGAGTGGCATATTACAAACCAGTCCCTCATTTGGAACGCCCTGAGAAATGTAATGCATGCAACAATAGCCGGAAGATTGCATTTGTATCCCCCATAAGTGGTAAAATGATGGAGGATACATGTCCTGTATGTGGGGAGTATACCGAGAGTTATACCTCGGAGGAAACAAAACTCTACAAATTCAAGTTTAGATTTGCTAACGGGGGAAATATTACGGTATTACCATTTTACCGACACAATGATGATGACTACGGGCTCGAGGGAGACCCCACGATGATCATTAAATCTACTGACAAAACTCCAGAGATGAATTTAAAATGGACATACCTCAATAAGAACTTCCTGTTTGAATCCAAGGAGATGTGCGATGAGTTCTGCCATAAACTCACTCTTTTTTGTAAAGATGGAGCCAAACTATGAATGTCTATGAATGTAAGAGTTGCGGGAGGGATGATCGGTGTGTGTTGATTGTAGAAGATGACGAGTATACTAAACCGATGGTGTGCCCTTACATCCCCCGGTCAGATACCACTGCCACATGGAAGAGAGTGGCATGACAGTAACTAATCTCCCTGAGGTGTGACATGGTCGCTGGAAGTACCTCGTCCGGTAAAAGCAAAGGGAGGGAGTTGCAGAAATATGTCGCGTCTTCGATATGCGAATCGTTCATGCTGCCTGAATCGGAGGCAGTATCCCGCCCGATGGGGTCCCCGGGGTCAGATATTATCATGTCGGAGCGCGCTAGAAAAGTGTTCCCGTTCTCGATAGAGTGCAAACGGCAGGAATCTCTTAATGTCGGCATATGGATGGACCAAACATGCGCCAATGCTGCAAAGGATCATCTTGCCCCGCTCCTTGTCATACGGCAGAATCATGATAAGGCAGTTGCGGTCATTCTGACGAAGCATCTCATGGCTATTGTGGAGGGTGTAGGGTATCCGGATGGGATAAAACCCTCTATCGAATACACCTCCCGGGGAATCCAGTTCAAAAGAGGGATCATAAATGCTCAATCCACATCACAAGTCCCAGGGTCATGGATTTTTAAGAACGTATCCCCTCTGTATTCGTATTCTATCCTCCCCTATATGTTACTCATCAGGATGGTTACGAACTACTGGCACAGCCCCGATAACGGCGGGATAAAGATATCAGAGTCATTCAGTACCTATTCCGGAGAGCGGAAATAGATATTATTTGGATTGGACCAAACTACTTTTTTTATACTATAGCGGATAATATATAATTACAGCCCATTAGTGTAGTGGTCAATCATACCGGATTTTGAATCCGGTGACACAGGTTCGAATCCTGTATGGACTATCGGGGGTTCTGCCGTGTGGCGCGATCATGCGGCAGGTAAACTGCGTGCATTCCTCCACCCCCTTGCCAGTTAATCGCGGCTGACTTGGGGATATCTCTTGCTCAAGTAACTCAAACGGCAGAGTACCATATAATAATCCGTGCCCCCCCACAGTGGAATGTTAGGGATTAGGTATTATTTTGGTAGGTGGAGGTTCAAATCCTCCTTTGGGCATTCCTCAGGCAGGCTTGCAGGCTATAAGCAGATCATGATCGGGTCTCCTGGGGCAAGAGGGCCATCATGACTCAGTTGGTAGAGTGGCTGATTGTTAATCAGCACGTCACAGGTTCGAGTCCTGTTGGTGGCGTCCAGGGCTCTACGGCAGATTATATCTGCATGCACTCCCTGTTAATGTCAGGTAAGAATGTAAAGCAAGGAGGTTAAATGCTTCCACGAATACGGAGGCAGCCTGACAAACATCGTCCCGTGGCTTAGCCAGGAAAAGCACCGGACTTTTAATCCGGTCATCAGGGGTTCAAATCCCCTCGGGATGATCCTCGAGATGGCTTGTCGACTATAAGCACGCAAACTGCGGGGTCACTCGGGGCTAGGGCCGTTAGCTCAATGGCAGAGCGTCCTGCTCATAACTGGTATTGTGCGGGTTCGAGTCCCGTACGGCCCATATGGATAAATCAGCAATTACGTATTGGTATCCACTTATTAAAGAGATTATTCCTACTCCAAAAACGGTAATAATCCCAGTATCAATTCATGATTTTGATGACACTGATACAATTGGCAATATAATTAATATAATACAAACAATTCTGGATAAAGAAAGAATTAGGTATCCGTTATTCATGAAAACAGATACTTATTCTGCGAAATGGTATTGGTCAGATTCGTGCTTTGTTGAGCACAAAGGTAACCTTAGAGCGAACATCTTATCTCTTTTGTCTTTGAATCAAGATGATGACTGCCGACCAATAAATGCATTGGTGTTCAAACAGTATATTCAACCGGAAACCAAGCTGTCAGCGTTTAATGATATGCCTATTGGAAAGGAGCGAAGGTATTTTATTGAAAATAAACGTGTCTTATGCCACCATCCGTATTGGGAAGAAAGTAGCATAGAGTTCTTCAAAGAGGATTATCCGGAAGATTGGAGAGACATACTCAGCGATCTTAATGTTGAAGATGCTTTAGAGGTAGAGATACTCACTCGTGAATCTGAATTATTTGCTACACTGATAGATGACAATGGGTATTTTTCGGTAGATTTCATGCAGGGTATAGCTGGGAATTGGTATATTATCGACTGTGCAGAGGGCCATAAATCATATCATAATGATAATTGCCCTGTATTTTTGGATAAACAATAACCCCTTTACTGCGAGTGGAAATCTAGATTCCATTTATGCTAAAATCCAGAGTGTACTTAATTGTACTTATTCTGTACTTTTCTGTCTGTGTCAAGTACAACTAAGTACACTTCCCGTTTTTTTGTAATTAAATATATATACTAATAAAAACAAATAGGTAACACAAGACTATTGTCCGTTAGGGAGATAGACAATAGACTATCTTCCGTGTACTTAGTTTTCACCTGTACGAACTAATTTGGTACAGAATAAGTACAACTAAGTACACTATCTTGAAATCCCCCACCTCATATCTTTTTTTTCGAATCGTAAATTATTTATCCTATCCTATCCTATCCTATCCTATAACATGAAAGACTCAGCATCGAAACAAATTTCGGTTGACATCCCATACGACCTTTGGCATCTCGCCAAACAGAAGGGAGTGAATTTCCGAGCGACGATCATAGAAGCATTGTCGAACAAGATTCAGGAAACCATCATTGAGGACTTGAAAAAGGTGAGATGAATGGCCAGACGTCCATCAAACCCTGATGTGACCTATACCAATGTCACCCTTCCGAGGAGCTTGTACAACGTGTACCTATCAGAATCGAACCGCCCAAGTATCTCTTTATTATGTGAGTGTGCATTGACTGCATATCTCAACGTTGAAAATGGTCAAGAAATCATGATGGCAAATACTCTCATGACAACTGAACAGATGCGCAAAGCGTTCAAAGAGCAAAACATGGAGCAAATCAAAATTAGGAAACAGATAGAAGAGGTGCATAAAACACAAGTAGAAAGCCATGAGAAAACCGTCGATTTATATATTGAAGAGACGATTGTCCGATTAGGATTTTTGAAGATGGTAATCCCAGAGGTAACACAGAGAGACCGAGAAACAAACAATGAGTATTACGCTCGGATTAAGTTAGAGATATCACAGAGGCACGGTGTGCTACAAAAGGAAATCCCAGAAACAAGGATTCTCGAGATGTACAAATCAATCAGGGGGATAGAAGCATGACACAAGAAATCCCGAAGACTATTACTATCACGATGGATATCACGGCCGCATCCAGAGTGCTTGATACCCTTACGGCAGCGATTGATATGTCCCGTGAAGTTCGAGACCAGGCAGTATTGGTAAACAATTTGATTGCGACACATGCAATCATTTGGAATCATTATGTTGACCAGATAGTCAGCATCGCACAACCAGATCTGTACAAACTAATCTGCGAACAAAGAAAGAACGGGTCGGGTGATGAGGTATGAAACAGTTCAAACTGAGTTTTACCCAAGAAAATCTCCAGCGGCATTTGAATTACAATCCGCGCAGGGTCTACACAATCCGGGATGAAATGAAAGGTAGGTGCGGGGACTTGACCATCATCGACTCGGAGATATACTCGGTGAACAAGGTATATCCGACAACACTGGCTGAAATCAAAAACCCCAAGAATCATCTTTGGAAAAAGGAGGGGTTCTCCTCCCAAGAAGAATACATCAACGAAATCCAAGGGATTTATGGCTCCAATCCGGATAAACAATTGTATCTTATGGTGTTGGTTTGGGTCCCAGCTGAGTATGTAGTTGTCAAATGGGTCTTATTATCAGATTCACGCTTCAAAAAATATCTCGGGGTTGCAGGGGGTAACCAAGAATGATGCACACACTTAGATTCGAACAGTGTATGACTCAGAACATGCTGCCTTGCTTAGAAGACTGCCCTAAGCGCGGGTTACTATCTCGAGAAGTGCGGGAATCCTGTATATTCCATGTGAAGACCGAGATGACCTATTATGACGATACCCTTACAGTCACGATATTTGACAATATCATCTTTGACCATATGGACCCAGAGCTTCTCAGAGACTTGTTCAACAAAGCCACTGCCGCACAACAGCAGGAAGGATATATGGGACAGGCTAGGGTATTCGGTCCGGAGGGACATGCAGAATGAAAGTTGAAATCGCATTTGAAATAAACAATCCGACTGAATGCAGATACCGGCGGAACGGTGAGTGTGGATTTGTTGGTCCCTATAATCATCTGGAATGTGACAATGATAATGAGTTCCCGAAGTTCTGCATACTGAGACAACTGAACAAAACACTTCATAAAATGAAACGGAACTTCTTAGGAGAGGATAAGGAATGATGGAAGACCTACATGAATATTGGTACAATGACAAGATCATTGTAGATATCATCTTGTTTAAAGATGAAGACAAGGTGAACATATCTTACATAGATTATACTGTGTATAAGGGAAAACGACTCGATGGAGAAGTAATCACAAATGATCTCCTTTATGTTCCCAACGGTCGCGGTCTATGGGATAGCGGTATGCAGGAGCTTACAAACGTCCGTGCGTTCCTATCTGCCGCTGGATTGAAACAAGGAACGCCCCCAGAATTGAGCGAGGAGGAGATTAAATGACTGACTTCCCAATTACCTATTACGAGCATTACACAAATCAAGCGGCGTTATTACGAATAAAGTCCTTTTGTGAGTCATGTCTTGACTCATGTGGGGAGTGTAAAGTAATCGCGTTAAAGAAAGAGATTGAGTCACGGACATATCAAAACATTATCCCTGTGCTGGAGTTGTCCCTCGAGGAGATTACCGACCCTTCAGAACCCACATATCCAACAGAGTATTTCCTCGTCTGCCTGAGGGAAGATACCGGGATGTGGAAATGGAAGAATCTCTATGCATTCATCAGCATATTACGGATGGTGTGGTGGCACGCAGGTAGTGGAGTTGTATATGACTCGGAAGAGCGGGAATTAACCTTATACACTATGGGTTGGTCTGGAAACGAGGCTATTATCCAATCATTACGATATACTGCATTCTGGGCAATGTATCGCTCAAATAGTATGCAAGGAGTTTATACATTTAAGTTCCCAAAGGAGGATATTAAATGACCCAGCCGCGGAAATGCTCAACATGCAAGCACTTTACAGTGATTGCTGGCGACGACGAGAAACATAATTGGGGTATCACATGGGGCACGTGCACGAAACCCGGGCAGACAATGACAGAGGAAGCCGCGGCATCGCAGGGGTATCCGTGCTGGGAGGCGAAGGAATGATAATTGACCCTATTGTGTGGTTCCTTGTGGGAATGATTGGGGGTGTGGCAGTGGGTGTTCTAGTCACTTGGCTTTGGATGCTGGACCGGGAAGACAAGATGCTTGAATCACTGATTATGGACATGGATGAAGATCTGGTTCAGGAATGGATAGAGGAAGAGAAAGAGAGAAGGAGAGTCAACAAATGACATCCAAAAGATGGAAAGAGATAAACCGAGAATGGCGCAAGGCATGCATGCCGATATACATTAAGATATTTACGGTAGTAATGACTTTCGTCACAATTATGGCGATATTCGCGATTATAGGTGCAATTATTACAGGGGAGTTAGTATTATGACCCCTACTCCCTCCCCTATTATGGACTCGGATAAGTGGTATATGAGATGTGACCCCGCAAAAATGGCTGAGAATTACTGTAGGGCCGCTGAAGCAACTCTCACACGAGAAGGAATCATCGACGCAGGTGAGATCCAGGAACAGAGCGCCACTCTCCAAGTTGGAGCGCGCATTGGGA